GTAAACTCTCGCACCTCTACCCAGTGACCCTCAAGGTCGCCGGTCAGCGCGAGTTTGGTGGTTTTCGCCTTTAGCATTTAGCCTCCTTATCCTGCTTAGGAGATCGTTGCGAGGTTGTTCTTCACCGTGATGGAGAAGTCCGTGCTCGCTGACGAGTCCACGATTCCGCGATAGGCGATGTTCGCCACAATGACGCCATCAACCTCTGCGATCTCGTGCGTGTCTGCCACGCCGTAGAAGTCGAGTGTGAACTCATAGTTGCCTGCGCCGAGCGTTGGCCCAGTCACCGCGATGCGGATCTTGCGCTCGCTCTTGAGCAGGAACTTGTCAAGTTCGTTGCGATTCGTGAAGTATCGGACGATCTCTAGTCGCGCCTGTCGCGCGACCGGTGCGACCGTATCCACGGCTGCCGAAGTGCCATCAAGCGCATCGCGTCGGACGAGGCCGCGCGTGAGCGTGAAGGTCGCCTCTTGCACCGAAGTGTCGGCGGTCGAGCCGATGGTCGTCGCGTCAATGTAGACGGCTGCGTCTACGCCGAGCACGCTGACCTGTGTGGTGTCAGATGGGCTGGCGCTGTATGCCGTGCCCAGCGCGACCGTGCCGGCTGCGATCGTCGTCGCCGAGAAGGTGACCGCTTCGTCCTTCACATAGGTGATGCTCAGTTCGTCTGTCGCGCACCCTGCAAGCAGGTATGTCGGGACGACGGTGCCGCCATCCGCCCAGCCCCACTCTGCCGTGAAGGTCTTTGGCGCGTTAGCGGTGCCGCTGTTTGGCGTATATGCCCAAGTGTATGGGGCTGCCGTACCCGAGGCGGATACGCCGCCCTTGACAGCGGTCTCCAGCCAGAACGGGATCTGGTTGTAGAGCACTGGTCCAGCGACATTGAGACCGTTGCGCTCAATGCCAGGGTTGATCTCGTATGTCTCAAAGTAGTTGCCGCGAAGCGTCGTGTTCGCGATGCTCGTGACTTCCTGTGAAGGAGTCGCCTCGTTCACATAGAGCACTCGCGTAGCGGTGGCAGCGGAACCAGCCGTTGATTCAATCGCTCCCACGAGTTTCAATAACTGGTTGACTGCCATTTGTTTCTCCTTATGCTGCTTCTACCGAGTTCAGGCTGTTCGCCCGCTCGATGTATTTGCCGAGAACTTCGTCAGCCGCCTGCTGACCCGCTTCTTGTGCCGTCTGCGTGGACGGAGTGACGAACGGCTTTGCCTGCCCGCCAGGGTGCTGCACGAGTTCAGAGAATCCAAACGCGAGCCGTAGCGCGCCCGTATCCCGAGGTCGCACGAGGTGCGACTTCGTACCGTACTCAATCAGGTGCCTATGGTTGCTGCCCTTGCCCATCGCCGCCGCGATCACGCCGATGGTTCCAGGCTGCCTGCGAATCTTCTTCGCGTTGATGGACTTGTAGAGATTGCCGGTCTTTCGTCCGACGCCCTGCGTGATGTAAAACTGTTGGATGACGCCGCGCATCGCCTTACCAGCGGCGTCGCGCATCTGCTCTAGCAGTTTCTCAACTGGCCCTTCGTAGAACTGCGAGGCGTAGCGCTCAGTGAACTCTGTCTCGTACTTGAGGCTGAATGAGGTCTGCGCCATTACGGTGCGATCGTCCCCAAGACTTCGCGTGTCGTCACTTCCACCTGCATCTCAATCACGGCGAACATCTCGCCGCCGTATTCCGATTCTCCCATACGAATGTCCGGCACGAGTGCGCGAACTACCACAGTCGGGAGTCCAAGTTCCATCTTTGACACGACCTGCTCGACGAGCACATCGCGCCAGAGATAGAGCGCCTTCACATTGCGATCGGTGCCAGCCGCCTTCGCGATATAGAAGCGCACAGGGAAGCGGTGGATCTGTCGCACGAGGCGGTTGGGGCCGTATTCCGCCGTGGTGGAAGGGGGAAAGACCACCACGGACGGAAACACGGAAATCATATCAGGTGGCAGCGCCGTCGCCAAGCGGATATCGTCATAGCCCGTAGGTGGCGTGACATTGGCAGCGGAGAACCGCGCGGCGAGCGCGGTTCCGATCGCGTAGGTATCGAGCGACATTTAGACCGCCTGTGCTGCGATGCGATAGGCGCGCAGCATTTGCTCCACATCAGGATCAAGCCGTGCGAGGAGGCGCATTTGCCCAACCTCAGGTGAACCTGCGATGCCGAACGGGGTGTTCCGGCGATTGAAAATGCGACCCGACTGAATGATGGTTGCCATCTCTACGGGCTTAGGGATGCTAGGCCATCCGCGCACGCCAATGACCTTCACGCCCTTCACGATCTCAACGGGGAAGGTGTTTGCACCTTCGGTGAGCGCGGTGATCTGCGTATATGGTCGCCCAGTCGTCGCGGCGTTGAACGGCTCCAGCGCATAGTCGGCGGTGCCCCAAGTCGTTGAGTACGAGCCGTTAGCGTCGCCGTCTGTCGTCAACGATGAGACGGATGAGAAGTCGTCAATCGGCAGCGTGAGGTACTCGTCTGCCGTGTAGTAGGCGGTGACGGTGCCTGCGCTGTAAAAGAAGCGTCCCGTATAGTCGTCAATCATTCGCGACACAGACTCGATCACGAGTTCCAACTCAGTGTCGGAGGTCGCGTCAATGATGCCGAGCGCAGTCTTGACCGCAGAGCCGGTCGTGTAGCCATTCGTGATTGCCATCAGGTCTCCTTGATCGGTTGGACGCGCTTGAGCGCATCAGGGTCGCCAGCATCTTGCCATCCGCTGATCACGAGTTCCGTGAGCGGCTGGTGTGGAGCGTATGACCTCAGCACATCCGCCATATGGACTTCAGATGTTGAGGCGAGTTTGAGGTCATAGCAGACATCGTTCAGCAGTTCGCGATTCGTGAAGCGGTAGATTCCGCAGCACACTAGCACCTCTGGCACGCCGCGCGTCCAGCCTCCGGCACTGTGTTCGTAATAGTCCCAGATTCGCCACGGCGCGGGTGCGACGCCTACCCAGTCGCCCTCCTGCTTCGGCACCTGTGGGAGCAGGGTATCGGCAAAGAGCACCGTGAGTGGCCCATCCACGAGGCTCGTAGAGGCACTCAGGAGCGCCCCAGACGGGCCGTCTGCCTCATCGTGGGGGATCACCCCAGTCAGCCAGGTCGCGGCGCTCAGAACCGCCTGCGCGTCTGCCGAGCGCACCACCGCATAGGTGGGCTGCCCAGCCGCCGCTCGGCGATGCCACTCGTGCACGGGTTGCCCCGCAGCCTCAACGAGCAGTTTGTTGGCGCCGCCGAGTCGTGTCGACTTTCCAGCGGCGAGGATGATGATCACGGTCGGCTTTCGTGCGTGTGTGACTCTGAGAGGTCGTAGTGCCAAGTCGGACGCTCGATGCAGGTGAAGCGGGCGCCTACCTGATGCGCGGACACCCAGAACAGCCAATCGTAGCCCTTGACCGGCTTGAAGCCGCCAAGTTCTACGAACAGATCTGCCCGCACGATCGCATTGTGGCTGACGATGGAGGTTGTCTTGAGCAGTTCCGCATTGAACGGCTGGTTGTAGCCTAGCCACGGATTCTCGCCGCTCACATCGCACCAAGAGTAGGCGATATCGCAGTGATTCGCCTCTGCAGCCTCAACGAGCGAGGCGAGGTGATCGGGATAGAAGTAGTCATCGTCGTCTAGGATCGCGATCCACTTACTCTCGACCGCAAAGCCGAGATCCGTTTTCATCGCCGCTCCACCGCGTCTGGCATAGTCAATACCAATCAGGTGTGCGTCTGGCCGTAGCGTCTGGCGCCGCACGGAGGTCACCGCACGCCCTAGAAACTTCTCGCGATCAGGGAGTGTCGCCGTGATGACGGAGACGCTCATTTGCGCTTCGCGGCTCGCCGCTGTTCGCGGTTGAGTCCGCCCGCCTTTGGCAACTCGCTCTCAATCTGCTTCAGGATCGGGCGCCAGTGATCCGCGTATACGCGCTCCGTCGTATAGCCGGCAGCGAAGTCAATCGCTGCGGCACGCGCAGCATCTCGCTTCTCCTTGTCCTGCTTGAGTTCGTAGGACTGCACGAGGGCATCCTCGATCTCCTTGACATTTGGCACCATCCACCAGCCGCCCTGCAGCGGGTCGTACTCTGGCTGACCGTTCACCTTCCATCCAGCGCCTACCAGTTCAGGCTGCGCCGTCCAGTTCGTGACGATGATCGGGATGCCGCACGCTTGCGCTTCAATGGCTGGAACGCCGAACCCTTCGCCGCGTGAGGTCATAAGCAGCACATCGGATGCAGAGTAGGCTCGCGCTACGACTTCGGAAGAGAGACCCTGCCGATACTCAAACTGCGGCACGAAGCGCACGCGATCTACAGGCGCATCTACCGCCTTCAGCACGCGCTCAATGTTCACGCCGTTCGCGAGTCCGAACATCTCTGTCCAGATCAGGAGATAGGCGTCAGGATGCGACTTTGCGAAGTTGCTCCACGCGAGCAGCATCTCAGGCCAGCACTTCCGAATCGGAGTGACGCCCTTGTTCGCGGAGTTGATGATCGTCAAGTGCGCGTCGTCCGGCACATTGAGATCCTTACGCATCGGCGAGTCTGTCGGCTTGTAGATCTGCGGGTTGAACGAGTGCGGAGCGTAGAATACGCGATCGCGCTCAACGCCTGCCTGTAGTAGTTCGTGCTCGCCGAACTTACTCATTGCGATTGCCCACTTGCCTGCGCCTCGGCGGGCAAACCACGCCTTTACCTCGTCTGGTACGACAGAGTGATCAACAGGCGTCCACGACGCCATCGGGATCTCGTCCCACTGAGGGGACTTGTAAACCCAGACATCGTACAGCGATAGCCCAATCCCAGGCTCCTCTGGCTGTTGCGATAGCCAGAACTTGATCTGGGCTGGAGTCAGGTCGTTAGAGTAGGCATCCATCCCCTGCCCCATCACAGGGATGCCGTTCCAGTCGAGCGTCGTGCCCGCAAGACCATAGTTGGCCATCAGCGCGACCTTGTGCCCGTCTGCGACGAGTTTAGGAGCGAGTTCTGTCGCCTGAACGCCATATCCGGTTGGGGACCACGGCGCATTCGTTGTGAATCCGATTCTCACGGTCTTGCCTCCTTCTTTTTGCTCCCCGCCGAGCCGAAGCCCGACGGGGAGCGGTTCTAACCTAGATCGCTAGATTACGATGTCGCCGAAACGAGCACCTTCACTGCGTTCAGATCAGGAATGTTTCCGTCAACAGCGTACAGGGTGCGAATCGCAACCTGGTTGGTGTTGAACAGATAGTCCGTCGAGGATGCGACCTCGATCGGGAGTTCTCGTACATAGTACGAAGGCTCGTGGATGATGGCAACTGACTTGGACGCCGAAGCGACCGCAGCCATATGCACATTCTCCTTGAGTCGGTATCCCATCAGGGTGTCAGGCTGACCAGCGGCCATAGCCGGCTGGAACACAAACTGCCCATTGAGATCCTGCAACTTGCGGAGTTTGCTCACTGCCGTCGTGCTCGCGTGCCAAACAGTGTTGGTGTTGCGATACGAAGGGGTGAGGCTATAAAGAACGGTTGCGAGGTCAAGCGCATCAAAGAAGGTCGCCGTGACGGTGCCCGCCTTTGTTGCGGTGCTCAAGCCGGTCGCGCCAGAGACGAATCCCTGTGGCTGAACCGTGCCCGTGCCGAGGGTCATTGCTGAACCTGCGACATAGGCGATCTGAGCGCCTGCCTGTCGTCCAACGGTTCCGAGAATGTCAAAGCCCGCGTCGCGCACAAGTTCAGCCGACAGAAGCGTCAGGCTGGCGATCTTGTTCGCATAGAGGGTGATTGACGAGATCGTCGGATCGGATGGGGTGATCGTGCTGCCTTCAGTGACGAAAGCGGCAGACTGGTTTGCGGTCACACGCGGAAGCGTGATCTGCTCGCCGGTCGTGGTGCGGAGTTTCGTTGCTCCGTCGTATACAGGGTTGCCTTCCGTCAACGCGACGACAACAAAGTCGGCGAAGGTGACTGGAACGGTCGCGGCAGCCGAAGCAAGAGCACGAATCTCAAACTGTGCGCGGCGCTTCTCGCCTGAGGCGATTGCACGGAGCACATCTGCATCGTTGTCAGCCTTGACTGCGTTCTCGACCTTGAGTGCTCGCTCTGCAAGGGCGCCGATCTTCTCGGAGCGCTCCTCAGCGGCGGCAACCTGATCCATCTTTGACTTGCGTGCGGACATTGAGGCGTTCAACGCATCCCAGCGCTGCTCCTCCTCCGCTGAAAGTTCGCGCTTCTCATCAGCCGCGCGAGCGAGAAGGGACTTAGCCTCTTCCCAGTCGTTGCGGTACTGCTCGTGAAGCGTCTTGGTAATGTCGGACATTTTGTCTGACTCCTTACGCTATCTGGTTGATTGGTTGATTGCTTCTTCGGTGGTGCGTCCAGCGGTGGTGCCTTGCGGCCCTCGCGCTACGCCCTAGCGAATCGGCGCTTCCAGTTTGGCAAGTGCCAACTGGCGCTCGCGAACAGAGAGAGGTACGAGCCGCTCATCGGCTGCCTCCGGCTCCGTTGCAGTCTCAGGTTCAGGCCGCAGATCAGGGCTGATCTTGCGGAGTGCGAGATCGAGCGTTGCGGCTGAATCCGCATCGGGCGCTCCCGCGAGGAGTGAATCAAATGCACGCATCAGGCGAGCAGGCTCGATCTCCGTGCGCTCAGAGAGCGAACGGACAGCGCCCAAGCCGATCGTGGCTGGATATGCAGGCTGATTGCCGGTGAGTAGGCTCACCTCGTGCAGCCGGATGTTTCGTAGTTCGCGAATCCCGTTGTCGTCGTAGGCGTCACCTTTGTTTGGTACCGAGAAGCCAAACGACATTCCCATCGCAGCACCGTCTCGGCGCAGCATCGCTGCGAGGTCGGACGCGAAGGTGACCTCAGGATTGAGTGAGACGCGCACCTTCAGGCCGCGCTCATCCTCCTCAAGATCCAGCGTGCCGGTCTTAGTCGAGCCGAGGAACAGTTTCGGATCGTGATCCTGCAGCGCCTTGACCTCCCACTCGCCACGCTCTGCCGCTGCGACGCTCTTGGAGAACGCGCCTGGCTTGATGATTTCGCGCGTGTTCAGGCCCTCTGCCTCGGAGTTGAAGATGGCGGCATAGCCCTCAAAGGTGTGGCCATCGCCTTCCGCGCGGATCTCCGTTTGGAACTGTCGGTACTCAATCGCCATTGTCGGCTCCTTCTTACGCTCTGTGTTTGCGACGATGTTGTCAGCCCATCGCTTGCCCGCGTCGCCGCCCCAGAGCGCCCACGCGATTCGCCCTGCGGATGGATAGCCATCTTCGCCGGCGCTGAATCCTTGTCCTTGCTTGTCCACCTCGTGACGAGCGAAATAACTCGCCATTCGCTGAACGGTATCAAATGGCAGGCGGCGTCCGTTCACGATATCGCGAGCGCGTGATACGCCGACCTGCGTGCCCCCTCGGTTGTATTCGCGGCGCCAATCCAGCCCGCGCTGCGCTTCCTCCTGCATCGCGCCTGTGACTTCGTAGCCGTCGGGGTTGATCGGAGCGCGCTCCTCCTCGATCTCCTCCTCGTCCTCGTCCTCATCGTCGTGTGGTTGCCAAGCGTTGCAGTAGAAGTCGCCGCGAACATAGTCGTTCCACCGACCGCAGAATGCGCGAAGTTCGCCCTCTACCTCAATGACCTCATTTTCGTTGTAGAACGCGCAGTTGCCACAAGCGCGGCCCTCTGGCACATCTGGCGAGAGAGATGGGCGATAGTTATCTGGC